GGAGAACCGGAATTCCTGGGGCAGCAGACTCATGCCGGCGACGCCGGCCCGGCAGAAGGTTTTCAGCTCCTCGGCGAGGGCGGTCTCGGCATCCTCGATGGCGTGGGGCGGATCGTCCTCGGCGACGCGGCAGTGATAGATGACGATCAGCCGCAGGGTGCCATCCTTGCCCTCCATGCCCAGCTTCTGGGTATATTGGCCCTCGCTGTCCAGCAGCAGCATGATGACGCCCTGGGTAAGATCGGCATCGGTATGGTCCTCCAGGCGCTTGAAATCGCGGATCACGCTATGCGTGCTATAGGGGCCGGCATCGGCGAAGCCGGCAGTCAGGGCCGCGAACACGGCGTCCCGTTTCTCGGCGATGGCGTCTTTGATCATGCCGATGGGCATCAGTGCCTCGCTATCTCGTCCAGGGACCGTTCCAGGGCCAGGTCATAGTTCCGCAGCACGTTGCCCTGCAGCTGCTCGGCGGCGGGCTCCAGGTAGGGCTGCGCCGGCGTGCCCTTCTTGCTGATGGACCGGCTCATGACGAAGGCCAGGTGTTCCAGACGCATGAGTGGATTCTCCGGCGTGATGTTCTTGGTCCGGATCCAGTCCAGCATGGTCTCGAGCGGCGGGAAGCCACCCGGGCCGGTGCCCTTCTCCACCATTTCGCCGTAGTCCGCGGCCGGTCCGGTAATGCCGTCCAGCGGGCTATGCATTTCGATCTGGATGGAATTGGCCAGGGTGCTGAAGGCCTTGGGCGCGTCATGCCGGGCCAGGCGGCTGATTTCCAGCAGGTTGCGCCGGGTGGCATTGGCCATATTGCGCGCCAGGACCTCCGGAGCCCGGCGCATGGCCGCGTTGAAATCGGCCTTACTGGTGGACCAGGTGATGGTGGTCATTGCCGTCCCAGCCGCTCGAAATCGTCCAGCAGCTGCGCGTACAGGGCCGCGGGTACGCCGTTTTTGGTGACGCCGCCGATATTGTCCCGCAGCGCCACGGGCTTGACGATATTGCGCGCTGCCATTTCCTTCATGGCCTCGGCCTGGGCGCGCAGCAGCAGCAGGCCGCGGTCGTCCTCGGCCACGGTGGTGGCGCCGGCCTGGCCGGCGGCGTCCTCGGAAATGACGTGCAGCTTATTGCAGAGAAAGGCGAAGGTCCCGCCCAGATCAGTGATCTGGGCCGCGGTCGGCGCCGGTGTCAGCCGCAGCTGCTTGCCGGTATCGTCCCGGTAGATGCTGACCTCGGGAATGGCCGGGTAATTGGACTCCCAGGGCATGCGGGTATGCTGCTCGTCCCGGCCCCAGAGGATTTTCCGGATCCGGATCAGGGCGGCCGGCGCGGCATAGTCGGCCTGATCGGCCACCAGGGTGATGGAGTCCTTCTCGATGCGGGGGCGGAAGCGCACCAGGTCCTCGGCCGCCTTGTCCAGGTGACGCAGGAAATCGGCATCGCCGGCGGCGGTGAAAACACTGGCGGCATCCTGCAGGCTGGCCTTCAGATCGTCCTTCAGCGCCGATTGTTTCATATCCGGCATCTAGTCCTGCTCCTTGCCGAATTGCTTCTCCAGGGCGCGGATGCTGGCCTTGTCGGCGTTGCAGTCGCGCAGGGCCTGGCGGTTCTCGGAGGCGAAGATGGCGATATCGCCCCAGGTCTCGGCGCGCAGCACCGGCTCATCCGTCGGGCGGGTCAGCAGCGCCGGCGGGTACGCCGGCACCCGGACTTCCTGCCTGACCACAGTCGGCGTCTCGCAGGCACTCAAGGAGAGGAGCAGGGGCAGGCTGATTGATGCAATCAGTCGCCGGCGCCTGCTTCTGTATAGTCCGTGTGACATAGCGTATTTTCTCGATCACCTCTTGGTGTTGATGCTTGGCCTCGGCATTGGCCGTCAGTTCCTTTTCATTCCTTGCCTTCTCCGCGATCAGTTTCCTGTAACGCCGATTCTGATCGTCAATGGTCTGCTGATACTGCCTGGCGTTGTCCTCCAGCCTGGTGTTGTGCTGCCATGCCCGTTTCAACATCCAGCCGGTGGCGGAAACGGCGATGACCAGGGCCACGATGACCCCGGCCATTGCCTTCATGATCCATCCGCTGAACACCGATCGGCACTATGCCAGCAGGACCATTTTGGTCCAGTAACCCCAGATCCGGGTTACATAGGCGATGGTCTCGCTGGCATAGTCGCCGGTGACCCGCGGCAGGCGCTTGATGATCGCGGCATAGCCGCGCGCACCTCCCGCCAGTTCCTGCGCCTTCAGTACATTGCCCGCGCCCGCGTTGTAGCTGGCCAGTGCCAGGGATTGCCGGTCCGCTTCGGGCCGCGGTGCGCTCCAGATCGCGCGCAGCTGTCCCATGTAATAGGCGCCGGCCTGGATGGCCGGGCCGGCCATGAATCGAGTCACATTGTCGTAGCCGAGCTGCCGGCTGATATCGCGCCAGGTACCGGGCATGAACTGCGCGACACCGGCCGCGCCGGCGGGCGAGACCGCAGCGGGATCCAGCCGGCTTTCCTGGTAGAACTGCGCTTTCAGCAGCCGCCAGTCGACCCCGGGCAGATACAGATCTGCCGCCCGTTCTATCTGGTGGTCGTACCGGTCAGGAAAAAAGGAGTCCGACCAGGATGCAGGCGCCCACGAAACGAGCGCCGAGGTACACAGCAACAGCAAGATCGTCGTTACACTCCGCATTGAGCCACCTCCGGAAATCGAAGCCGAGCAGGACGTCCAGGATCCTGAGCGAGCCCCAGGTGAAAAAGATGGCCACCACGGCCATCGCCAGTTTCAATATTGCCGACGTCAGGATTACGTCATTCATGCCGACATCGCCCATTTATCCACCTCCGTTAACCGCCTTTTTCACCGAACCGATAAATGCCTGGTAGGCCATGACACCGGCTCCGAACAGGAACGTGATGATCAGCCATCCCAGCACATTCTCCTCGATCCGCTGGCGCAGCTTCCGGCGCCGATCGGACTTGTCCTGTTCCTCCTTGCGCTTGAGCTGGACCCATTCATGATCCAGCCGGTGCTGCACTTCATCGACGCTGCGGCGCCGGTCCAGCACTTTGGTAAGCGTCTGGACCAGTTCTTCCTTGTCGTCGCTCGAAAGCGCCATGGCGGCGCCGCCTTCAGGCGTTCAGCAGCCCATCGATGCCTGCCAGGACGTCCTCGCGCTGCTGACCGTTTTCGCCGGCCTCGAGCGCGCGCAGGGCCTGCAATTCGTCCGGCTCCATGGCCGCCAGCTCCTTGGAGGCCAGGAGGGCCTCGGCGTCCTGCTTCAGGAACTGCTCGCGGGCCTCCGCGGCCGCCAGGCGTTCCATCTGCGCGTTCTGCACGGCCTCGATGATGCCCTTGCGCTTCTTGCCGCCCTCGCCCTGCTCCAGGTCCAGCACCTGTTGCAGCTGAGCATTGGTGAGCGCGGGGATGCCGGCCTTGATGCCCGGGGCCTTCTGTTCCATGAGTTCCAGCACGGGATCGGTGTCGGCGCCTGTTTCTGCCTCCGGAGCTGCCTGCGGCAGCAGATTGTGCGGAATATGATGGCGGGGAAAATGCCGGGTTTCGCCGGGATGAATCATCTGGCTGGCAACGTACATGACGGTTTCGCCGGTATTCTTGACCGGCAGCATTTCATTGGGGTCGGGTTTTTTTGCCATGGCTCTGTTTCCTCAAAAAGCCCCTCGCCCGTTAAGGGCGAGGGGGCTGGATTTACCTGACTGCATCAGCGGTCCGTGGATTACTCGGCCCGGGCTACCCTGGCAGTGGAGCTGTAAACCACGATCGAGGTATAGGCCTGTTTGAGCTGGGTCGGCGTATGCAGGATCAGGAACTGGTCGCCATAGGCCTCTTTCTTGCCGGTGAAACGGCCGTTGGCGTCCTTCTGGTCCTGCAGCTCGCCCATGGTCCAGGGCTTCATCATGCGCAGGCGCGTCTGGTTGCGCTCTCCAATGATGCAGCGGACATCACCCATCCACAGGCCCGGCGCCGTGGTCTTGAAGTTCGGCACGTCCTTGATGCGGCCCACGTTGCCGTCGGTGGTGAGATCCGTGCCCGGGCGCTGGAAGTTGGCGCCGAACTGGCGGGCCTGTTCCACGCTGGTGCGCAATGTGCCGCTCATCAGGCCGAAGTTGGCCATGTAGTAGCGGTCGTCTTCGATCACTGCCTTGCGCAGGCCGTACCGGTACAGGAAGTTATTCCAGTACAGATCCAGGTCCACGGCGCCGTTATCGCTATCGAAGGCATAGATATTGGTGGCGTAGTAGTAATCCACCACCAGGGTGTCCGTGTTCCCCGGAGTCTGCAGGACGCCCGCCTCATTCACGATACGGATCTCGCCCAGGTTGTAATCCAGGCTGTAATAATTGCCCGCCGCCTGGTTGCCGGTGCCATCGTACTCGTCGATGGCCGCGGCGCCGCCGCCGTCGTTGTAGGTGACGGTAATCGGATGGCTGGTGGCGCCCACCTGGTTGCCCTGCAGGTCATAGACCTTGCGCGGGCGCACCACGGGGAAATTGGCCAGCACGAACACATTGTCCGTTCCATCCAGCTGTCCGCTCAGCGCCTCGGCGGCAACCGCGGTGGCGCCGTATTCGTCAGCGGCGTGCAGGACCTCGTTGAAGATCATCCCTTCCAGGTCCTCGCCGACAATGCGCGAGGCATTGCGCTGGTTCTCCATGACCGAATCCCAGTTGATGGTATTGGCGCCGGTCAGGTAGCGCAGCTCGTCGGAGACCTCGAAGGCCAGCTTCTGCGGAATGGGATAGGCCGTTTCCGAAGTCTGGATGACGCCGGCGCGCGGGATGGAGCCGCCCTCGTAGACGCGGGTATTGTCGCGCCCGGCCGCGGCGGTATCCCGGTAGCTGTACGGGATGATATGCGAGCTGGCAAATGGCAGGGTGCCGGTATCCACGAACTGCAGGCCCACCAGCATATACAGGGCCTCGCGGATGACGGTGCGCTCGAAGGTCGCCGGTACGGCCACATCGGAAATAATGCCGTCCCCGCCGGCCAGGTGCTTGGCCTCGGCGTGCAGCTCACGGGCATGCTCGCGGTCGTAGATTTCCAGGAACTTGTCCGCCAGGGCCTTGTTCTCCTGGGGCAGCACGCCGCCGGTGCGGCCGTAGCGCTTGGACTCGGACATTTCCTTGAAGCCCAGGCGCGCGTCGACGGTCTCCTGCAGCTTCTTGATGGCGTTGGATTCATCCAGGGAGATATGGATGTTGCCCGTCGCGCCCGGCTGCATGCCGCGCGCCGCCAGCTGCCGCTGCACCGCCAGCTTGTTGCCCATGGAGATGTGATGATCGGCCAGGCGCTTGACCTGATCCTCGCTCATGCTGGTAGTGATGAGCTCGGCGCCTTCCTTCTTCATTTCCCCGAGTTCCGTCTCGCCCAGGGCCTTCAGGCCCTCCGCGGCGTCAATGGCGTCGTTGAACACCTTGACCAGGACATCGCGGTCCTCCTGCAGTTTCTTGGCTGCAGTTTCCTTCTCCTCCAGGGCCTTGGCCACGGCCTTGTTCACATCGTCCTCGGTCAGCTGCTTGCCCTCGGGGGCGCCGGCCAGGTCGATCTTGATGGTGGCTTCCTTATCCAGCTTGCCGGCCTCGATCTGCTCGGCCAGCTGCTTGCCGGCTTCCTGGAATTTCTCCTGCAGAGCCTTGGCGTCTTTCTCCTCCGTGACATTGGCGACGGAGGCCTTGAACGATTCACTGAGCGTGGCAATGGCGCCCTCGCCCAGCTGGGTGAATTTTTTCAGCTGCTCTTCGAGCTGCTTGATGAGCTGTTCCCACATGGCGGTGATCTCCTCTGAGAGCATTCGGGTAACGTTGGGTAACACGATGATCGGCGTATCGTCGTCGATATTCTCGGAGAGCATGATCAGCTTCTCCGGGTTGATGGGATCCAGTCGCTTGACCCGCGGCCGAATAGTCAGAGCCGCCCCCAGCAATACTGCCCCATGCCGCTTTTCCGTCTCCGGATCTTCCCAGTTCTCGGCGAACTCGGCGGAGAAATAACGGAAACCGCGGTTGTTGATGGCATCCAGGCCCATTGCCGTCCAGTCGATCTCGCCACGCATCTTGTTTCCTTCCTGGAAAATCCGGGTAAATTTCCCGGCGGCGCCTTCCCAGTCGTGATGCGCGATATTGACGTAGATTTCCTGCCCGTAAACGTTGGCCTTAAAATTCTTTATCATCTCCGCCATCATCTTTCGGTTGATCTCCAGCTCACCGTAGAAATGGTCGGCGTTGTACTTGAAGGTACGGGTAATGGTTTCCACGGAATGCGCCTTGCCATCGGCAAGGTTGATCCGATCACTCATGACCCTGATCAGCCCATCCGGGCGATCACCTTCCAGCTTGATGATGAGAGAATTTTTTCTCATGCCATAAACGCAAAAAGGCCGGGGCCCCTTCCGGGGCTCCGGCCTCTCGCTCAGTTGCTCGCGTTACGCCTTGATTCAGATTACAGGATTAGCCTATCTGTCTGAAAAGTCAAGGGGACCAGGGGGAGGACGCTGGAGAATTTTTGCTGCTCCATTAAAAATGGTTGCTGCTTCAGCGGCAGTTATACCAAGTTTACGGGCTGCTTTTGCTAACTTCAGACTGGAGCGAATTATTCTATGTTCAAGCTCCTCATCGGATAAGCGGCTTGTATCATAGCCAAAAAAAAGCATGGATTCCCGAATATTCCGGAGAATCCTCCTTTTTTTCGTATGCTCGCGCCATGCATTTAATTTATTCAGCATAATTACCGTTCCCTGCTATTCAGTATATTTCAAGGGCAGTCGCACCCAGCGCTTGCAGCGGCATTTTCCTTCCGCCGTGCCGTCCGGGTTCACGCGCACCACGCGGGCGCGGACCACCAGACGATCGAAGACGACGCGGTTGCAGCGGCAGCGCACTTCCTGCCGCTCCGGCATGATATAGGCTGTATCATTAGCTACTCCCATTTTTTACTCTATCCAGATAATCATTGAATTTTTCTAAGGAAGCCGGGTGTATTTTAGACCAGCCCAAAATAATTAATTTTGATATTTGCTTACTAAAAGCAATACAAAATAATCCCAGAATTGCCAAATCAATTGGAGACATCATTGCCCTCCCCCTCGATAACGTCGCCTTTCGGCAGCACGCCCAGCTCGACATCGGCGGCGAACTCGGCCTCCTTCCGGGTCATATTATGGTTTTCCATGAGCTGCTTGATCAGCGTTTCACGGTCTATTTTTTCTGCCATCCCAGTTTCACCATGAGTTTATCGATTTCCCTGGATATATTCACAAAACTCTCCTCGCTCCATTGCCGCGGCAGTGAAAGTTTTGCATCCGAATCCTGCCGGCGGATCATATCCAGCTGATCCAGCATCTGCTTGTTGCCGGATTTCCTGGCAATATATTGCGCATAGCTGCGGGCCCAGATCTCCTCGTAGGTAAGCAGATAATCCACATAAGCCGTGGGCACGGGAATGCGTCCGCCCGGGACCTCGGCGGATCCGCCGCCACTCAATATGGCCCGAAGATGCGCCACTTCCGCGCTGTTGTCCACCGCCCTGCGCCAGTCCTCGAAATCCGCGTGACGGATGGAATTAAACCCCTTCCCGGGCGTGCCGGAATGGTCCAGGAAATGCCCTATTTCATGCGCCATCGTCAATTCCTGGTGGTTGCCGCCGGCGGTAATATCAATACGCAGGGGATCGCCGGCACGGGTATGCCAGAAGGCACCGTAATAGTTGGTCCGCGCCGGCGTGGTCCGCACCGGGATCATGGGCAGCCGGCCGTCACCGTGTACGGCATCGATGGCGCCCAGGGTCCGGTCCGCCACGTCCTTGGGAATATGGATATCCAGGGCCTCGGAAACCTGGGCACCGCTGACGGTATAGGCCTTCGGCACCAGGCCGCTGTCTATGCCCAGGGGCTCCGCCGGCGTCGGCACCAGGTTCTCCACGTCGATGCCCTGGCGGATATAACGCTGTTTCAGCACCCGCCAGGGCGTAGTGATCTGGCTTTTTCTCAGCAGGCCCTTTTCCAGGGCCGCGCGTTTCTTGCTGGCGCCGAGTACCGCCTGCTGCACCCCCGGCGTCTGCTTTTTCAGCCATGCCAGCGGATCCTCCTTGCCCTTGCGGTCCTCACTGCTCACCTCGTCGGAAAATACCACCTCGATAGTGCAGTTGTCGTTCGGGTGGGCGGGATATGGGCTCTGTCCCTTCGGATAGACGCCAGGACCGAGACCGTATTCATTCACCGAAGCATACATATCGCAAATATCCGGCCGTATATGATTCGGCGAAAGGGTGAAGCGCACGCCGATGACATCCGGATGCTCGAAGGCCGCGCTCTCGTAGGCCTTGTTGTGGGCCCGGTTGATCTCCGTGCGGAATACCCGCAGGGCGTTGCTGTAGGGATTGCCCTCGCCGGTCATCAGGGCCTGCCCGGCTGCCCTGGCCACCTTGTCGGCGCCGGCGGCGCCCAGCTTGGCCTGGATATCCGCCGGCACCGGTTCGCCGCGGTTGAGGAAGTCCTGGGCCGCCACGCTGGCGCTGTGCCCCAGGATAATATTGCGCTCGATGGCATTGCCCACCAGGTCCCGGGCATGGCGATCTACGCGCCAGAGCCGATCTGAGAGCTGCAGGCCGTCCGCGCCCACCAGGTTATGCACAAACTGGACGGATTCATCGTGGATCCGCGTGAACGAGGTCGCTGCGGCCGCCTGGGTGCCGCGGAACGGCTCGGTGCCGGTCTCCGCGCCGGCGGCCAGGCCCTGGTTCAGCAGATCGTTCCTGGCGTTCTCCAGCTCGCGCAGGCGGCCGTTCACCTGGCCGCGCAGGTCCTGCAGCACCTGCAGGCGCAGGGTGTTCTCCGAATCCGCATAGCTGCGGATGGCGGCCTCCAGGTCGGCCCGCGCCTGGCGGTAAAGCTCCGAGGCCTGGTCGATGTAATCCTGCTCGGTCTGCCGCAGCTTCGCCGCGGCCTTGCGCGTGCCGCGCTTGATGGCCGCCTTGCGGGCAGTGCGGACGTTGAGCCGATCGGCGGGGACGGACACGCCGGCGTTCAGTTGCGCGTGGAAATGGTCGTGGCGCTTTGTCCCTTTGGAGCATTGCCGGGCGTGACGCTGACATTGCCGGATCCAGGCGCGTCCGGATAGGGATCATTGCTGTTGGCCTCGTCTTCCAGGCGCGCCAGCTCCTGGTCCGGATCCAGGCCGGCAGTCTCCCAGATGGTGCGTCGGCTGGCGCTCAGGGCCTGGTACTTGAGCGAGCGGTCCGCGGCCTGGTTCGCCGTTTCCGTGCGCCGCTCGGCGAACTGCACCTGGAAATCGGAGGCCTCCGGATTGATGCCCTTGAGCAGCAGCTGCAGCTCGAAACCAAACTGATAGACGTCGGCGAGCTCGTCCTGCAGGGCGTCGATCTCCTCGTAGAAGTCGCGCTTGATATCCTCGAGGATGTCCCGCGCCATGCCGCCGGTATAGCCGAACAGGGCCTTGTCACCGGGGGCGCCGCTGAAGAACGTATCCACCATGTGAATGACGTCCTTGATGGCCTCCAGATTCTCGTCGCCCTGCAGCGCATTGACCGACAATTTGCTGTTGCTGTAGAAGTCCCTGGCATCGCCGTTTTTCCGCGCCTGCTCGTTTTTTTCCTCGTAGTCATCCAGCTGGTCATCACTGGCGCCCTCCAGGGCATGGGCCAGGCGCAGTGGCGCGCGTTCGTGCCGGCGGATCACCAGGTCGGTTTCCGTCATGATCAGTTTCTGCCAGATCACGCGGGAGGCGTCCAGGTAGGGCCGGCCCATGGATCCCATGTCATCGTAATTTTGCGGTGTCAGCCGCCCCAGGGTGAGCTGCCAGAGCGGGAAGGTGGTGGCATGGCGCCCCGTATTCAGATCGATCTGCGCATAGGCCTGAGTGACGTCCTTGAACAGACCGTCTGCGCCGATCAGGGGCAGGATGGTTTCCGATGGCATGCGCACACCGCCGACAATGTTTCTGCCTTCGATATCCAGGATCCACTGCAGCGGCAGATTGCCCTCCATGACAAAGCCGCTGGCATCCGACGTCAGTTTCTGGCGCTTGTTCAGTTTCAGCCGGCGCACGAAATCATTCCATTCATTGGAAATCCGCTTGTTTTCGCGCTTCTGCTTGAGGATCAGGCCGCCCTTGATGGCCGCCGAGGCGGTGCGCCGGTGGATCTTCTTCACGCGCGGATCCTCCTGGTCCATTTTGCGCAGGTCCAGGATCTTGGCGCGCAGCCCGCTGTCCACCCAGAGCAGGCGGTTGAGATATTGCATCCGGTTTTCCGGCGTCGGCCGGTAACCGATCTCGTTAAAGCCGCGGCCGGATTCGCCGGGAAGATAGATGCCGGCGCCGCCGGCGAAACGGGATCCGGTGCGCTCGATGAAATTGCTGATCGCCGTCATTGTCTCTGCCTCGTCAGTAGGAACCAGTGGGTGGCAGGGCCTGCTCGACCCCGGCCGCGGCGCTGCGTGACGTCATACGCACCACCGTATGAATATCACCGATGCCGCGCGTCATCAGGGCCCAGACCGCGGCCATGAATGCATCGAAACCGTCATCGCCGATCTTCGGATTCACCATCTTGTAAAGCGAGTAACCAGCCTTGCTTTTCTCGGGCACGATATTGGTTAATTGCCGCGTCACCTGGCGCAGGTCATCCGTGCCCGGGTCCTTCATGTCATAGTCGTCAAAATAGGGAATCGCAACCCGGATCGGGTTTTTATTGAACAGCGCCCGCACGGCCTGGGCCATGGCATGCTTGACCATGCCCTCGAAACGCAGCGGCGAAAAAGCCCAGTCTTTCCAGGTGCTGGCCACGGACTCGCCGCCGCCGATGGTCTGGCGATTGATGGTGATCAGACCCTGCTGGTAGAGCATATCGTTGACGTCCGTAATCAGGCCGATGCCGAAGGCGTCACCGATGCCATAGTCCGGCCGGAAGTACCGCCAGATCTCCACCAGCTCCCGTTTTATCTCCACCTCATCCGTTCCGGGTGGCCAGAAGCGGGCGAAAATCAGGCAGGTGAAATTGCCCAGCTGCTCCAGCACGACGCAGCTGGACCGGGAGGCATGAGGGTTTTCGCCGTGGCCGGTATGGTCGTAGCCCAGGGAGGTCAGGCCGCGCTTGCGATATTCCACGCCGGGCATGGGCTCCTGCAGCTGGATCCCGGCCTTGAGCCCGAAGGTCATGGCACGCCGCACCCATATCTGCCATATCAGATTGCGCGAGGTAACGTTTTTGCAGAGCAGCTGCCGGATATATTCGTCCGGCGCCAGCTGATCGCGCATTTCTTCCATGAAGCTCCGATGCAGGATCCCCATTTCGATGCCCAGATAGACATTGACGATGGGCAGGACCTTGTAAACGCTGCTGTCGATCAGCTCGGTGAGCGTATCGTTGCCCTTGAATACGCCGGTGATCCGGATCTGCGGCTTGTTATGGCTATCCTTGGCCGCGCCCAGGCGCCGCTTGGAACCCAGCATCAGCAGGAAACGTGAATACAGCCGATCTTTCGGCATATCATCCACCTCCTCCAGAGAGGCGGAAGTCAGATCGCCGCCGTCCACATTGGCCATGATGCCAAAGGCATCCGCACGCGAACGGTTGGCAAACTGGTAATAGGTATCGGCAATCTGTCGCCGGCCGCTTTTATAGTCGATAAATGCGCTCAGAATCTCGGAGCGCCGGATGGCATCCAGATGGTAATTGATATTCACGATGGACTGGGCCTGCCGCGGCGCCACCACACCCTCCTGCTGGTCCGGGGTGCAGGCATTATGCTTGAGTTGATAAAGCTCCTTGACCGCAGTTTTGCCTGTACGCCGGCAGGAATAATCAAGCGTATTAGGATTCTCATCCATTTCCAGGCACTTCAGCACCTGAATGGAATCCAGCTCCACGTTATGGATATGCTTATGCCAGGCCGCATGATCATCGGCATAACGCCGTATCTCGACCTCGGCCAGGTTGCGCAGCTGGATCCGCTTTGCCTGAGAGAGACGTTCAGCCACTATCTTCACCCTGGTTATATTCGATAAGCACGGGATCCTTCTCCGTGCTGCTCTGACTGCGCTCAATCATCTTCCGCAAATCAGTCATTTGCTTCCGTTGCTCCGCCTGGAACTCCAGCGCATCCTGCTGCGGCCGCTCGCCGGCAGGCGCATCCAGGAAGCCCTTCAGCGCATCCTGCTCGTCCTTGGCCTTGGGCGTCATTTCCAGGTCGGCCATGGTGATATTGTTTTTATGGATGTAATCCATCAGATGCCGCAGCAGCGGGTGCGCCTTGATTTCCTCGAGATATTTCCGCTGGCCGGTATTGTCATCGATGAAGGAAACCAGCCTGGTCCTGCCCTTGCTGTCCGTGGTCCAGACCGGCTGCCGGATTGACGGCCCGCCGTCCAGGGCAATCGCCAGAAACATCTGGTTAATCATCGCGGAAATCGCCGCCTGGTTGGCGGCATGGATATCCATCAGCGCCGACGGATCCCGGCTGTCGAAAGCAATATGATGCTTCATGAACAGCTCGGTTTTTTTCAGGCAGGCCCG